TGCCAAAACGCAGTTAATGAATCAATAAGGTTTATTAATCAGCGAGAGTTTAACTACCCATTTAACCATGCTACTGCTACTCAGACACTGACAGCAGGTGTGGTTAGATATAGTTTACCTACTTCTACTAAGACAGTAGACTACAATACATTTAGAATAGTCAAGGACAGTGACTTAGGTAATAGTGGGTACAAATTAAATCTACTAGATTATAATGACTACATAAATAGAGTTATAAATCAAGAAGATGAAATAGAAAGTACAACTACTAGTACAACCCATACAGATAGTGTAACAACTATAACTGTAGCAAGTACATCAGGCTTTGATAGTGCAGGAACTATAGTCATAGGTAATGAAACAATTACTTATACAGGAGTAACTAGTACTACATTTACAGGTGCTACAAGAGGTGCAAGTAGCACAACAGCCGCTTCAATAGCTAGTGGTGTCACAGTAGCACAGTTTGATAGAGGTGGTGTTCCTGAATATGTAGTAAGAACACCTGACAATAATTATTTATTATATCCATTTCCAAATAAAGCATATGCAATAAAGTTTGATTACTATACTTTTCCTGATGACTTATCAGCACACGGAGATACAACAACTATACCTGATAGATTTGCACCTGTGATTGTAGATGGTGCTACAGCATTTGTGTATCAGTATAGGGGTGAGACACAACAATATCAACTTAATATGCAAAGATTTGAACAAGGCATTAAGAATATGCAAACATTACTTGTCAATAAGTTTTCTTATCTACGTTCAACATTTATACCGAGAACAGGAATATATAACTCAGGTAGTGTAGACATTAGGGCATTATAATGGCAGACGAATCTCAAGTAACCCCTTCAGCCTTTAACTGTGAAGGTGGCTTAGTCTTAAACAAGTCTACCTTTATGATGCAACCGGGTGAAGCATTAGAGTTAAGAAACTTTGAACCTGCTGTTGAGGGTGGCTACAGAAGAATAAATGGCTTCTCTAAGTATGTATCAGCAGTTGTACCCTTTACATCTAGCTCGGCTGAAAAGGTACTTATGGTAGCAACCTTTGGTGATGTTGTTTTAGCGGCTAGAGGAACAAGTATATTTAGTGCAACTCCGGGTGGTTCATCATGGACTAGCAGAGATAGTGGTAGAACAGGTGCATTAAAGTATAACTTTGAACGGTTTAACTTTGATGGTACAGATAAGATAATAGTAGTAGATGGTGCAAATGCACCTACAGTATTTAACTCTAGTTTAGCTGCAACAGATGTAAGTGACAGTTCTGTGTCAGGCTCTAAGTTTGTGGTATCTTTTAAGAACCATATGTTTTATGCAGGTAAGTCAACTACTAAACAAGAGGTGGTATTTAGTGAACCTTTTGATGAAGATGGTTTTAATAGTGGACAAGGTGCAGGTAGCTTCAAGGTTGACGATGAGATAACAGGACTTAAAGTTTTCCGTGATGACTTATTTATATTTTGTGAAACTAGAATATTTAAACTGTCAGGTAGTTCAAGTTCTAACTTTGCTGTATCAGATGTAACAAGAGACATAGGATGTATCAACGGTGATACAATCCAAGAATTTGCAGGTGACTTAATCTTCTTAGGTCCTGATGGTTTAAGAACCATTGCAGGTACAGCAAGAATTGGTGACGTGGAATTGGGTACTATAAGCTCTAATGTGCAGTCTATCTTTAATGACAACATAGCTAGTGCATCAGAGTTTGATTCAGTAGTTATAACAGATAAGACACAATACAGAATATTCTTTACCAAATCAAGTGTTGGTGAGAATCAAACTAAAGGTGTTATATGTGTACTCAAAGGACAGAAGTTTGAGTTCTCTGAAATACAAGGTATAAGACCTGCTTGTACAGATAGTTTTGTATCAGAAGGTAATGTAATAGTTTTACATGGTGCGTACTCAACAGGGTACGTATATAGACAAGAATCAGGTAATACCTTTGATGGTTCAACAATACTAGGTCGTTATAGAAGTCCTGACTTAACATTTAATGACCCGGGAATAAGAAAGCATATGCAAAGGGTTATAGTAAACTATGAACCTGAAGCAGCTATAGATGCTGACTTGTTTGTTAGGTATGACTATGAAGATAAGGATTCGCCAAGACCTTCAGCATATCCATTAGATTCAGAAGATGTTGTTGCTATATATGGTACATCAGTTTATGGAGTACCTACATATGGTGGTGCAACACAGCCACTAGTTAGACAGGCAGTAGAAGGTTCAGGATTTGCTGTTGCATTAAGAGTAAATGATGGTGGTGAAACTGCACCTTATTCACTTAAAGGTTTTCAGTTAGAATATCAGTTAGGAGCTAGACGTTAATGGGTGATACATATACAAGACAGTCCTCGTATACAGATGGAGACGTAATAACTGCAGCTCATACCAATAATGAGTTCAATCAGTTATTAGCCGCCTTTGCTGCAAGTACAGGACACTCACACGATGGTACAGCAGGTGAAGGTGGTGCTGTTACTAAACTTGCTAGTAATGCACTTACATTAGGTGCTGGAACAGCAGGGCAGGATGTTGTAGTTACATATGATGGTGAATCAAATGATGGTGTAATGAAATGGATGGAAGACGAGGACTATTTTGAATTTAGTGATGACATACTTATTGCTTCTACAGAGAAGCTACAATTCAGAGACACAGCTATATACATCAATTCAAGTGCCGATGGACAACTTGACATTGTCGCAGACACAGAAGTACAGATAGCCGCCACAACTGTTGACATAAATGGTGCAGTAGATATATCAGGCAACTTAGCTGTTGGTGGTAATCTTGTTGTAACAGGTACTACTACATTCAACGGTGGCACACTTACACTAGGAGATAGTGCTAGTGACAATGTTGTGTTTGGTGCAGACGTAGATTCTAGCATTATACCTGACGATGATGATACCTATGACTTAGGTTCTTCTAGTCAGCAGTGGAGAAACTTATATGTAGATGGTACTGCATATATAGACACACTAGATTTAAATGGTACTGCTATAACATCAACTGCAGCAGAACTAAATATAATAGATGGTGGCACAGCAGCTAGTTCTGTAACTATAGTAGATGCAGACAGACTAGTACTCAATGATGATGGCACTATGAAGCAGATAGCTGTAACAAGTTTAGCTGCTTACTTAGATGATGAAATAACTGCAATGCCTAATCTTACATCTGTAGGAACACTAGGCACACTTACTGTAGACAACGTAATTATAAATGGTACAACCATTGGACATACTAGTGATACAGACTTAATTACTCTTGCAAGTGGTTCTGTAACAATAGCAGGTGACTTGACCATATCAGGTGATGACTTGACTATGGGTACGAATACATCAGGACATATACTTGTAGCTGATGGTACAAACTTTAATCCTGTAGCAGTAGGTGACTTATCAGAAATATCTACAGTAGCTAATGACGATGTATTCCTAGCAGTAGACACTTCAGGTGGTGGACTTAAAAAGATTACTAGAAGTGCAGTCGTATCAGGACTTGCTACATCTAGTGCTATATCAAACGTATCAGAAGATACTACTCCACAATTAGGTGGTGACTTAGATGTAAATGGCAATGACATTGTTTCTGTATCAAATGGTAACATAGCAATCACACCTAACGGAAGTGGTGTTGTAAGACTAGATGGTAATGTAGACATTCAAAGTGGATTGATTGACCTAAAGAATAGTGGTGCAGTTTCTAAGATTAAGTTTTACTGTGAATCAAGTAATGCACACGCACAAACAGTACAGGGTGCTCCACACTCAGAGAGTGCTTCTAATACTTTAACACTACCAAGTACAGGTGGTAATGCTACTTTAGTATCTGCAAGTTCAACTGAAACATTGACTAACAAGACATTAACAGACCCTGTAATAACAAACATGACAGGTTCTACAATAACATTAGATTCTGCTGGTGATATTATACTAGATGCAGATGGTGCTAACATTGTATTCAAAGATGGTGGTACGTCAATACTTGACATAGCTAACAACTCTACTGATGTAGAACTTACTGTAAGTACTGCTGATAAAAACTTTCTTATTAAAGGAACAGATGGTGCTAGTGCTATAACTGCTCTTGACATTGACATGGCTCTTGCAGGTAAAGCAACCTTCAATGGTGATGTTGTCGTAGGTGGTGGCTTAACAGTCAATGGTACAACAACTACAGTAAACAGTACAACTGTAACAGTAGATGACCCAATCTTTACATTAGGTGGAGATACTGCTCCGGGTTCAGATGATAACAAAGATAGGGGTATTGAGTTTAGATACCACACAGGTTCTGCAGCTAAAGTAGGTTTCTTTGGATTTGATGACAGTGCAGGTAAGTTTACATTTATACCTGATGCAACTAATTCTTCTGAAGTATTTAGTGGTACAGCAGGTACAATAGTAGCTAACCTTGAAGGTAACGTAACAGGTAATACAAGTGGTACTGCTGCTACAGTTACAGGTGCTGCTCAATCTAATATAACATCACTAGGAACATTAACAACATTAACTGTTGATAATGTAATAGTTAACGGAACTACTATAGGTCACACAGATGATACAGACTTAATAACACTTGCTGATGGTATTGCTACTGTAGCAGGTGAAGTGTCTATGACTACACTTGATATTGGTGGAACAAACGTAACATCTACTGCAGCAGAGTTAAACATCATGGATGGTGACACTAGTGCAACAGGTACTACACTTGCAGATGCTGATAGAGTAGTGACTAATGATAATGGAACAATGAAGCAAGTAGCATTAACAGATGTCAAGACTTATTTGAGTAGTGCAGGTTTTTCACAAGAAGACCCTACAGCATTGGCTATTGCCCTTGGTTGATGCAGATTTTTCTTGACAAATGAAGCGAAACCGAGTATAATTATATAAAAGGAAAAAGAAATGGCAAATACATTTAAAACAGTTACATTTGCGGCTGAACCTGCATCTTCAGGTACACCCTATGTAATGTACACAACAGCAGGAAGCACCACAACTGTTGTTTTAGGTTTAGTTCTAGCAAACATACACACTGCTCAAGTCACAGCAACTGTAAGGTTGGTTAGTGATACAGGCAGTAGAGGTGGCTCAAACAACGTAACCAACGGAACGAGTATCATAGTAAAGGATGCTCCAATACCTGTAGGTGGTGCTTTGGAACTACTAGCAGGTAACAAAGTTGTGCTAGAAGCAACAGACCAAATAACAATAGACTGCTCCGTAGCAGATAAAGTATCAGGTACACTAAGCATTATGGAGATAACATAATATGCCATATATAGGAAACACATCACCTAGTAGGTTTGTATCCAATAGAGCAGCATCTGTGTATTCAGGTGATGGTTCTACTACTGCCTTTACACTAGAACAAGCTGTTGTACAAGATGAAGACATCCTCGTATCAGTAGATGGTGTGGTTCAAGAGCCTTCAGTAGCTTATGCAGTCAGTAATGGAACAACACTTACATTTACAGGAGCACCTTCTAGTGATGCAGGTAATAATATATTTGTGTATTACCTAGCTAGTCAGGTAGGAACAGCAGGACCACCTAATGATTCAGTAAGCACAAATACTTTAAAAGACAGTGCTGTAACAAGTGCAAAGTTAGATATTAGTGCAACTAATAACCCATCATTTAAAGCATATTTAAGTGGTGACCAAGCACAAACTCAAAACTCTGTTACTCAAGTTGTTTATAATACAGAGATTTATGATTCTGACAGTGCTTATAATACGAGTAATGGAAGATTTACTCCAGCAGTAGTAGGAAAATACTTTGTAAATGCATCAGTTGGTATTGACGGAGCAGATGCAAACGGAAGAATTCGTGTTTTCCTTTATAAAAATGGCTCATCTTATGCAATTTCAAGTTCTGGAATAGGTGACACTGATGATGATGGTGGAGTTCTACAATGTACTGCAATTATAGAATTAGATGCTGATGATTATGTAGATGCAAGAGTTCAATATACTGGTACTGATAATGTAGTAGGACAACAACAAAAGACTTGGTTTGAAGCATTTAAGTTGATAGGAGCATAGAATGGCATTAACAAAAGTAAAAGTCGGTGGTATTGAGCCTAATCTCGGCAGACGTAATCTTATCGTCAATGGAAACTTTCAAAATTGGCAAAGAAGCACCTCAGAAACTGGATTAGGTGCATCAGCAGGATATTTTACTGCCGATAGATGGAGAATCTCAACTGCAAATTCAGCAGGTCGTTTTACTATGAACAGAACAGCAGGTGACCCAGATGGTTTTAATTATGGTTTAGTAATTAATTGTACTACTGCTGATACATCAGTAGCAGCAAATGAAATATTGTTAATACAACAAAAAATTGAAGGGCAAGATTTACAACATTTAAAAAAAGGCACATCAGGTGCTGAGTCTGTAACTATATCTTTTTATGCAAAAATTGTAGGCTCTGCAACAGATTTTGTTGTTACTTTATATGATAATGATAATAACAGGTTTATATCTAAACTTTTTACATTTACAACATCTTGGGTTCGTTACTACTTTACAGTTCCGGGAGACACAACTGGCACTTTAGACCAAGATAATAATTCAAGTTTAGAACTGTGGTTTTGGCTTCATGCAGGAAGTAACCATACAAGTGGAACTTTACAAACATCTTGGGGGTCTGATACAAATGCTAATAGAGCAGCAGGTATAGATTCAATTTACTCGAGCACAGATAATGAGTTTTATCTTGCTGGAGTACAACTAGAAGTTGGCTCACAAGCCACACCATTTGAGCATAGGTCATTTGGGGAAGAACTAGCTTTGTGTCAGAGGTATCACACAAGAATAGGTGCTGGTGGTGGATATTATGCAGGAAATGCATCAGGCACTAGCAAAATTGCTGCTGGATTTGCCTTACCAGTTGCAATGAGAGCCACTCCTTCTACTCCACCTAATGTTAGTGTACACAGAAGTGGTAATCAAACTGTAACCTGTTCAATAGATAGTATTGCTTTAGGATATAGCAATAATACTGGAATACATCTTTATGCTAGATTTGTTGGATTTAGTGTAACAGATGAAGTTGCATACAATATATATCTTGGTGGTGTTTTGGAATTAGATTCGGAGTTATAAAATGAATATAAAAAATGCAAAATGGTGTGATGCGAATGAAAGAACTGGATTAACAGACACTCTTACTGCCACTATCGATGGAGTTGCTTTAGTTATCCCAAAAGATTCTGCTAACAGACATTACATAGCAATCCAAGAATGGGTAGCTGAAGGCAACAAAATAGAGGATGCTGACTAATGCCATACATAGGAACATCTCCTTCAAATGGAGTTAGACAAACATATGACTACACAGCCACTGCTGGACAGACGAGCTTCAGTGGAAGTGACAACAATAGTCAGACACTTACGTACACAGACAGTGCCTACATAGACGTATACCAAAACGGTATCTTACTTATACCATCTGACTACGTAGCAACTACAGGTACAACAGTCGTGTTAGATACAGGTGCTACTGTAAGTGATACACTACAGATTGTAGTCTATGATGTGTTCTCCGTAGCTGACACTGTAAGTGCTAGTGATGGTGGTAGCTTTGGTGGTAACATAGGAGTAGGTGGTACTCTTAGTGCGACAGGTGCTTTATCAGCTAAAGGTGGTGCAGTCTTTAATGAAGATAGTGCTGATGTAGATTTTAGAGTTGAATCAAATGGCAATGCTAATATGTTGTTTGTTGATGGTGGGTCAGATAATGTGTTTATTGGAACAGCAACTGTTAGAAATGCAGGTTTATTATCTTTAGATTTTAGCTCTGCTTCTGATGGTGGGGTAGGAATAAACGACACCAATAGTGGAAATGGAGCAGTTTTTGCAGGTTTTTTAACTGGTGGCACATTTAGAGGAAGTATTACAAATAATAATAATACAGCCGTTGCTTATAACACAACATCAGATTACAGACTTAAAGAAAATGTTTCTTATACTTTTGATGCAACAACAAGACTAAAACAACTTAAACCAGCAAGATTTAACTGGATTGCAGATGAAACAAATACTTCACAAGATGGTTTTTTAGCACATGAAGTTTCTAGCGTTGTTCCAGAAGCTATTACAGGTACAAAAGATGAAACAAGAACTACAAAAAATGTTGTGCTAGATAAAGATGAAAATATAATTGGTACAGATAAAACTAAAGATGATTGGGAAAAGGGTAAGCAAGATGGAAAATATAGCTCAGATACTTCTTGGAAAGCATCCATAACTCAAAAACATTATCAACAAATCGACCATTCTAAAATTGTACCTTTACTCGTGAAAACCATACAAGAATTAGAAGCTAGAATTACAGCATTGGAGAGTGCATAATGAGCAAGGCAGCAGATTTAGCATTATTGGCAGGTGGAGCAGATACATCCACAGACACAAGTAACACAGGTAACGTAGCACTTGACTTTAGCCAATTCCAAAACTTCATCTTGACATTCACAGGTAATGTAACATTTACCAACCCTACAACAGAAGTGATAGGGCAGTCAGGGTTTATCATCTGTATACAAGATGGCACAGGAAGTAGAACACTTTCTCTAGGCACAGATTATGAAACAGCAGGTGCAGCAGGTATAACTCTTAGCACGGCTGCTAATTCAGTTGACATGATACCCTATGTGGTTCAGTCAGCTAGTAACATACTCTTAGGAGCAGTACAAAAGGCATTTGCATAGTGGCACTACTCGGTAACTTAACAGGTTCATCACAGTTTTTTAACGACACTGCATTTTACAATGGTGTTGCTACACAGTCATTGAGGTTTGACCAAAGCAGTAGTGCTTTTTTACACAGAACTCCATCAGGAGCAGGTAATCAACAAATATGGACATTTTCTACGTGGTATAAATTAGGAAGCACCTTTGATTCAACTTTAAATATATTCAGTCCACATACTGGTGGTGATGGTAGTAATGAATCTCAAATGATGATTGACTATGTTAATCATGGGGGGAAACTTAGAATATATGATTCTGGTGCAACTAGAGGTGATGTACAAACTAGTCGTGTTTTTAGAGACCCTTCGGCTTGGTACAACATAGTTATTTCTTTAGATTTAACTCAAGGTACAGATACTAACAGAGTAAAAATATATGTTAATGGGGTTCAAGAAACTTTAGCAGGAACTTTCCCATCTCAAAACACAAGTTGGGGTTGGAATGGCACTTCAGCACACAGAATTTCAAGTTATAGAGGTGGTACTCCATTTCAAGATGGGTATTTGTCAGAAACAATAATGGTTGATGGTACACAACTAGCACCAACTTCATTCGGTGAAACTAAAAATGGTGTATGGATACCAAAAAAATATACTGGCTCATATGGCACTAATGGTTTTAGATTACAATTCAATCAAACTGGAACTGGTACTGCATCAGCATCAACAATAGGTGCAGATACAAGTGGCAACACAAATCATTGGACATCTAGTGGTATAGTCGCATCTGATTGCTCGTTATTTGACTCGCCAGAGAATAATTTTGCAACCTTAAATCCTTTAGATAAATCTTTTGCTTCTTCTGCACTTTCAGAAGGCAATTTAAGTGTTTCAGCAGGCACAGGCAATGCTTGGAATAATATTATAAACTCAACTTTTAGCCTTACATCTGGAAAATGGTATTGGGAAGTTTATCAAAATGGTACTGGAGGATTTGGTAAAATTGGTGTTAGGCAAAATAATTCATTGACTTCAGCAGATAGTCATTCAGCAGGAGCATCAGAAGTATATTTATTTAATGGTAATAAGCAACAAGGCTCAACCTCAACAGATAGTTCTTATTATGGTTCAGCTATGTATGCAGATGGAAATATTTTTGGTATTGCACTGGATATGGACGCAGGGAAAATTTGGGTAGCAAAAAATAATACTTATGGAGGTAGTGCCGACCCTACAACTGGTAATGGTGCTATGTTTACTAATCTTACTGAACCACAATCACCATCATTTTCTAGTTATAATATGGCAGTAATATTTAACTTTGGACAAGACAGTTCTTTTGCAGGAAACAAAACAAGTGGTTCAGCAAATGCACAAGATGCAAACGGCATAGGTGATTTCTATTATGCACCACCATCAGATTTTCTAGCATTATGCACATCTAACCTACCAGAACCACTCATTGGTGCAAATTCTGATACACAAGCTGATAATTATTTTGGCACACTTACTTGGTCTGGTGATGACAATACTACTCGTAAGATAGCAACTGGTGAATCTGGTGTTACTGGAACTGTAGATTTTACTCCAGATTGGTCTTGGATAAAAAGAAGAAATGGTTCATCAAATGGAAGTGACCATTTATTACTAGACATAGCTCGTGGTGTAGATTTATTTAATGGTTTATCATCAAATGGTAGTTCACAAGAGGGTCAAACTGAAGCAGGCTCAACTTGGATAAATTTTGGTGATATAAATAATTTTGAGAATG